TGCCCCTGTGTGTCCTCTCATCAAATCGATTACGGCTTGTGCGATCTGATTAGCCTCTGTCAGCGTTTCGGCAATGCAGTCAATCTGTACGTCCGATCTTATCGTATCGCCTTGCCCATCAAAATCGACAAAGCCGCCATCGTCTTCAATGTCGAAAAGCATAGCCGGATACACTATACCTTGCGGCATGTTGACCGGGTATATCCGGTCGCTGACCAATGCTGCGACACCAGAGTCGCCAGACAGAAACGCATAAATAGCTTGCTCAGTCGTCATCGCGTGTACTTGTCGATCTTGCGCTTTAGCTCAGAAGCAATCTTTTGCTCTGCGGCGCTGCGCTTTGCCTCCATTGCCGGGACCAGCCATGGCCTCGCTTGCAGCTTCGACGTGCCAAGCTCCACAAACTGGGTTGCATAAAACGCTTCACGCTTGACGCCGAGCGACACTCGCGCTTTTGCGCTTCCGCGCCTTGGACGTCGGTTTGCGACTTTGATGCTTGCCTTTGCAAACCCGGGTGGCACCAACCGCCCTTTGTAGGTTCTGTGTGCTCGATCACCAACCGGGATTCTTAGCTTTGCCTCGCGCTTGATGATGGTCATTGCGTTGCGCGTGCTTTGCCGAAGGGTCTTGACTCCGAGATCAGCGCCCAGCGCAACCAGCTTCTTGCTTAGCTCGTCGAGTCCCTTGATTGTTTTGGTATCAGTCATTTCGGTAGCAGTAAACTTTGAGCCAACGGTTCAGGCCGCCGACGTTGTCGACACTGGTAATGTGGTAGGTCGCTGAATCAATGACCAGTTGCCATTTGCCGTCCATTGCCGAAAGGCTCGATTCGTAGTGCAACGTGCAAACGTATTTGGTGTGCTCCTGGGTTTCGACATTGCCGACCTGCTGCTCGTCGCCTTTCAAGTAACGCAGATCGCCCCACCGTGTTGCCAAGGTCGACCACGTCTCAAGCTGCTCGCCGTTTGCCGCCCTGCTCACGGCGAACTGCCTGATTTCGACTCGACGATTGAGCTTGGCCGGTTGCATGTCATTGCTCCGAGCAAATAAAAAGCACGCTGCGCTCGACCACTCGGCCTTGAGCCGTCGTAATCTTAACCGCGACGTTGTATGCCTGCCCCGCTGTGCCGCCAGACAGCCATACGGTCACGCTGTCTGTGTCGTCCGTTGACGACTCGACCGTGATGCCGCTGTCTGGCGTTACGACGTGAGACGCTATGCTGTCGCCAGATGGCAACCACTCGGAAAAATCCCAGGCATAGTCCAGCACCGAGTCAGGGTCTTTCGTTATCGAGATGCCCTGATACCAGTCGACCATTATGCCGCACTCGCCGTCAGCGTCACGGTGACGTTAAGCGTATCGCCGCTGTCAGCCGACTTATCTCCACCAGAAAACGCGCCCGCGCCGTAAAGCGTCCCACTCGTTCCACCTTTTGTGTTGTTCGTCGACACAAACGCGCCGCCAATCGTCGTGCTATCGGCGTTGATGCTAAACGCAGCTTTGCTAGCGCTGTTGTCTACTGACTGGCTTGATACGCTCCCAAGCGTCAGCGTTTGCCGCGCGCCTTCACTGTATGCCGTCACTTCGGTCCAGCCTGCATGGCTTGCCATCGTGTCGCCTGCAGCGACCGACGGTGTTCCATCGGTCAGACCGACGTAAAACGCTGCCGTGTATGCGCTACCTTTCAGGTACTTGTCTAAATTGTCATCGAGGCCCTCATTGACAACAAGGTTGCGGACCTCCTCGGTCCATTTCAGATTACCTTCTTTGTCGAAACACTCGATAGTGTAGACATTTTCAAATTGAACTTTCGTTCCGATGTCCATCGTTTTATCCTCACTCAGGAATTGTAAATGTGCGATCTTGATCGCCTTGCGCCACGGTCAAATCTTCAACCGTGATGTTTATTCGCCGCCCCTCTGGCGTCACGACGCCGACGACCAATGCGAATCCCGATGTCGTCACCGATCTGATTGACGACAGGTCCAATCCCGCTTCAAGTATAGCCCCGGCCACAGCCTGCAAAGCGGCTTGATGGGCTAACGTGGCCGATGCAAGAAGGTCAGCCTGAGAAGACGACGCTACCGCCTGTGACAGCCCAAGCGGCAGCAAGCCTTCAACCGAGATGTCCAGCGACGTGACAAAATCATGTTGCAGCGCAAAACTCAACGCCGAGTCGATAGCCGTCCCACCTGCCAAGGTGACAGCAATGTCGTGGCCAAGCGCTGTGGCCGCGTAGAGATTGGCGACCGATATGGTTTCGAGTCCGTGCACAACGCCGACTGTGACAGATGCATTGTACGTCTGAGGCCCGGTGAGAATTACGCCTTCTTGGATTTGCGACAAATCCAGCCCGAGCGCTGCTGTGACGTACAACGTTGCAAGCCCGCCGCTACTTGCAGTGAGTCCGCTGCTGAAAGACGCAGACGCTTCGAATATCGCGGATGCAGATTGGATCACGGCCTGTTGAACGCCTAGCGACATCGCTGCCTCATAAACTTGCGGGCCAAGCGTGATCGAGCTTGTCGACGCCAGCAGTTGATCTATGCCGACAGCGATGCCAGCCGCATAAGTTGCGACGGCTGAGTCTGCAAACGCTTGGCCTATGTTGTAGCCCACGATTGAACTCAAGTCAGCCTGTGGCGCGTTGGTCGTCGCTAATCCCGCACCAAGTGACATTGATGCCTCGACAATTTGTGCCGCACTCTCCGTCGTAAACGTCGAGCCAGTAAATACTGCTGTATCGTTTGTACCATCAGACCAAACGAAGTACGCGGTGTATTCAGTGCCAGCGGTCAGGTTGTCCGCGTTGAACGTATAGGGGTTGGTAGTGGTCGCTGCTTTACTTGACGCATACGCGGCAGCGCCCCCGGTCCCGGTGCCGTCTTTTACCTGCGCGACACTCGGCGCTGCGGTGCCGGAAGGTTGAACGACGACGTAGAGTGTTTGTGTTGCGGCGTCTGGGACGCTGATTAAATAGGGGGTGTCGTTGGCGGCATTAAAGTTTCGCCCTGCCTTATACAGTTGGTGAATCTCACCAGCAGACAACTCCACACCGGGAAGCAGCATGACCGAGTAATAAAGATTATCTGTAGCAAAATAGTTTTCAGACAAGTCATGCAGGTGGTTAAACCACAACGAATCGGCTTTATTGTTGAATGCCGTGGTGTTTGTAATAACGTCGCCAATTCTGCTATGCGAGACTTGAATGCCGTTTACATACCGCAGTAGCACAGGCTCCGTTGCTGAACCACCTTCTTCTATGCAGACACCGGCGAGGAACATATCTTGCGGGGCGAAGTTAGGCACTTGATCTTCAAGCTCAGATCCGTTAGGCCAGTTGGTATTTCCTATATAACTATGGCTAGCACGTATGTACCATGATTCAGATCTCAACATTATCAAGTCGTTGGTACTACCCTGCTCGGCCCCCATAGCAATTCTTAGATCATCAGACGCTTTTGCTCTTCTACCCCAACAAAGAACGGTTAGCGGGTATAGAGTCGTACTGACTGCCGATAGATAATTGATTGGCAAACGCGCGCGGTTGTTTACATCAGTGTACGCAGAGTAGAACCCACCGCCACTTAGGTAGTGATTACTGCCAACCGTTATCATGTCACCAGTGGCGCTGCCTAATTCGTCGCGCAGGCCAGCGACGCCGAACCGCAACAATACAGGTTTGCACCCTGCCGCTTTGGATCGGGCAATAGCTGATTCCGCTACGGGGTGCAGCGACGTATTCGGCCAACCCCTCGCCGCTAGAGCGATGTCACTCTCTGGTGGGAGCCATATCTTGCCCATCAGAATGTCACCGTGCAGCCGACCGTTGCCGTGGTTTGGCCGGTTACGTTAAACGTTGCCGTGCTTAGCGTTGGTGTCGTACCCGCACCGCCGCCCGGTATGCTGATTAAGTACGGGGTGTCGTTGGCTGGGCGTAGGAAACAAAAAGGATTTTTGTTTAATTCAGCAGCGTCAACTGCTGTAAGTTTTCTATTATATACCCCATAAAACGAAAGATCGGCAGAAGATGCTGTATTAGCATTATTGCTTAACGCATTTGCCAGATTTAAGCGATTACCTGTTGTGTTTGTTGAACTTGTTGTAATAGTTTTTTGAAAAGTGCCGTTTACGAAAACATCAACAGATCCTCCACCCATTGCGAAAACGACATTAACCCATTCGTTTAGTTGAGTATCATAGTCCGTGTCTTGAATTGAACCATCGTACAGGATTAAATCTCCCCCAGCGTTTGTATGACTCAAAGACGCCCAAACAGGCCCATCATGTGCCGAAATATATTCGTAAGCAGAAAAACTACTTGGCGCTTTGACACGAAAAACAATAGACCAATTGTCAGTTCCAGACCTTGCTACGTCAGAAAAATCTCCCGTTCTGTTGGTTGCCGTGCCACTCATACTAAAAACTTCTTCGCCATCGACAACACCATAAGTGTTGCCGGTTCCGTCAGTAGAAGGGCGCGCAATGTTCCCAGGCTTGTAGTCTCTGAGCTTGCCGGAAAGCGTCGGGATTATGATGTTTGCATCTGGTACAAGCGGATGAGAAAAATTGACCTCAAAGTCTTTTGGCTTAACCCCAGGCCCAGGCCATCCCCTCGCCGCTAGGGCGATGTCACTGTCTGGTGGGAGCCAGATGCTAGACATTACGCCGTGCCGGAAGTACGCGTACGCACGTTTACGCTATACGTTAGCGATTGGCCACTGT